GGTGATCCTGACCTCGGCTGGCGTGATCAACCCCCTGCGTGACATCTCTCGCGTCGAGCAGATCGTCGGCAAGGAGTGGATGGGTGTCGTGTCGGCGGGCGTGAGTGTGTCGCGTGCTGCTGAAGCGGCGGAGGCCAGTGACAATTCGTTCACTCTGACTCAGCCGACCGTCCGCACCAACAGGGTTCAGGGCTTCATTCCTTTCTCGTACGAGCTGGCCGAGAGCTGGGCTCAGGTGCGTAACGAGATCACCCGCGCTCTGGTTGATGCCAAGGGCCGGGAAGAGGCGAACAGCTTCATGAACGGGGATGGGACCGGGTTGAACGCCGGTGGTGTTATCGGCACTCTGTCGGGTGGTTCGCTGGTTGCTGCGACGTCGGGTCAGGCATTTACTGCCGCTGATGTGTACCACCTCGAGGAGAGCCTGGACCCGCGCTGGCGCACCCCGGATGCGAAGTTCATCGCGCATCGTGCAATTTACAATAAAATCCGCCAGTTCGATCAGTATGGCGGCGCTCAGTTGTGGCAGCGTATTGGCGCTGGAATGCCCGCTGAATTGCTGGGTTACTCGGCGCTGGAGTCTTCGGTGATGGATTCCACTCACGCTACCGGCGATTTGTTCCTGCTGTTCGGTAATTTCCAGCAGTTCCTTATCGTTGATCGAATCGGGATGAGCGTTGAGTTGATCCCCCAGGTTTTTGGTGCTAACCAGCGGCCTACCGGTCAGCGAGGAATTTACGCCATCTGGATGAACAACTCGGCCGTTCTGGTTCCGGGTGCGTTCAAGGCCCTTCAGGGCACCGCCTAATCAACTAAGTGGAACGAAGGTCGACGACCCGGTAACGAATCCTCCGCGTTGGGTCCCTAGCGAGGATTGACCTTTTTCCATTGAAAGGACGGTTTTATGTCTGATCGCATTTTTATCGCCAAGCACGCTTTCTGGTACCACGACGAGAAGGGCGATCACAAATTCGTCGGCACCGGCACTCGTGTCCGCGAAGGTCATGCGCTGCTGGCCGGTCGCGAGCACCTTTTCCGCGAAGATGACGTTCTCGAGCCCGACGCTCCCGCTGTTGCCGTGAAGGCCGCCAAGCCCGCTGAGGACGAAGCTGCCGAACCTGCGCGTCGCGGTCGTCCCCGTAAGGCTGACTAATCCCCGAAGGCGGTGATCACAAATCTACGGTGACAATTACTGCACGATCGACGATCTCAAAGCGTACATGCACCTCGACCCGAGTGACACCGCTTTCGATGCAGCTCTGAATACCGCGATCAATTCCGCGAGTCGGGAAATCGAGAACTATTGTTCGCGCCAGTTCAACAACGATTACGACGCGAATGATGTGCAGGCTGCTCCGATCACGCGGGTGTACAAGCCTACAGCGATTCGGTTGGTGCTGGTCGACGACTTCTACACCACGGATGATCTCGTTATCCGTCATCGCACGATCACCGGCGGCCTGAGCGATCCCTGGACTGCGAACACCTATTACGAGCTGGAGCCTGTCAACGGTGTCGTGAACGGTGTTCCGGGCTGGCCGTACCGGCGGTTGATTCTGCCGTACTGGCGCTACCTGTGGAATATCTCCCGGATCGAGATCACCGCGCATTGGGGATGGGCTGCCGTTCCTGAAGCCGTGAAGCAAGCATGTCTGGTTGTGGCCGCGCAGAACTACAAGCTCGGTACTGCCCCGTTGGGTATTTCCGGCACGCAGCTCGGCGGTGGTCACGGTTTGCCGTCGATGCGCATGCACGATATGCCGAACGCCGCTGAAATTCTCGAGCCGTACCGTTCTCCGCATCCGATGGTCGGGTAATCCTATGACGTATTCTCTCGACGATATACGCACCGCGCTGAAAACGACGATCCGCAACGCCATTCCCGGCTTGATCGTTTATCGGTCGGTAGAGGAAATGACCGAAGTCCCGTGCGCGATTCTCGAACCGAAGTACGCGGATTTCAACGGCGCTATGAATCGCGGCGACGACGTCTGGCATTTCGACTGCTACATCATGGTTTCCCGGACCGAGCCGTTCTACGCCTACAAGAAGCTGGACTCGTATATCACCGGAAAAGGCCCGACAAGTATCCGAGAAGCTATTTACAACACGCCGAACCTCGGGCTGGACGATTCTGTTCTCGCGTATTGCTACGGGATGAAGGGTTACGGCGGTTCGTTCAATTCGGCGGCTATCAATCATATCGGTGCCGTGTTGATGATCACCGTGCACCACTGAATTCTTTCGAAAGGTGAGCCGAATAAATGGCCGCTCTTACTGTTCAGAACATCGTCGACGCTGGTACCAAGCCCACGTTTTCCGCTGCGTCGACCGCTGACACCGCCGTGATCGGAAATGGCAGCAACACTTTCGTCGTATACAAGAATGCCGACACCAGCGCGCACACCCTGACCATCACGGTCGCGGGAAATACGTCCTACGGTGTGGCGAATCCGCAGAAGACCGTCACTATCGGTGCGAATACGGGCGAGGTGTGGGTTCCGCTGCGTAAAGCGTACGACGACGGCACCGGAAAGGCGCTGCTCGGCCTTGATGCGGCGACGAGCGTCACTGTGGCGGTGGTCAAGGTTGGTTAATCCTCATGCCGAACGCTGGGAGGAAATCCGCCGCGCGAACCGTGATCAAGGATTGGCGACACGGCTTTTCCGGGTGGTCGGTCCGCATGCGATCTCGGGGAAATGTACGGGCGAGACGGTCGAACTGGAAAGCACCCGGGCCCAGGCCGACGCCTTAATCCGCGCTGGTCACCTCGAAGAGATTCCATTCGAAGCCGTCAGCGACGACACGTCCGATGTCGAAATCGCTGAAACGCCGGAGGAAAACGCTCCGGAAACAACTCCTAAGCGTGGGCGCAAAGCCCAATCGTGACCCTACACCCCATTCTAGTTTCAGAATAGAGAATACCTATGCCTAACAAGTTCATCTTGCGGGATTGCTCGATCACCGTCAATGGCGTCGATTTTTCCGACCACGTTTCCAGCGTCGAGATCTCGCTCAAGAAAGCGTCGGTCGACACAACCAATTTCAGCGGGGGTGGAAAGGAGCAGCAGGCCGGTCTGAAGGAAGACGAGTTCACTATCGACTTCCAGCAGGACTTCAATGCCGCCGAGGTCGATGCAACCTTGTGGCCGCTGTACGACGACGAGACCGAGTTCCAGGTTGTGGTCAAGCCTACCAGCTCGGCCGTGTCGGCGACAAACCCGTCGTTCACCGGTACCTGCATCCTGCTCGAGTACACCCCCCTGACCGGCAAGGTTGGCGATCTGTCGACCACGAAGGTCAAGTTCCCGAGCCAGCGCTCCGGTATCGCCCGCGCCACCAGCTAGTCATGTCCGAACACGACGCCCGGATGGAATTCTCCGTCGAGGGCTACGAAAAGTTCGGTGACGTCGCTCGCGTGATGGGCCGCGTCGATCGCAATTTCCCGAAGTGGATTCAGCAAGAGATCAAAAGGGAAGCCAAGCAGCTCTCCGCCGAGGCCAAGAAGTCGATTCAAGGCCAGCGCGCCGGGAGTAAGAAGCAAACCGGCATCCTGAACACCATCGCGGCCGGTATCGGCACCGAAGAGATCTCCGAGGACGACGAATTCGGCTGGATGGTCACCACGTCGATGCCGGAAGAGAACGAACAGTATCTCCCGCGCGGTTTCGATACGTCGTGGGGTGGCTTCAATCACCCGGTCTTCGCCAAGAAGGACACGCCTCGCTACTTGCGTAAATGGGAGCACCAGGACGGCAAGTACGACTGGTGGGTTCGTGTCATGGGCAAGGCGCAGCCGGATCTCGAGCCGAAACTTCAGGACGTCCTCGACAGGGGCGCTAAAGAGATTGCGGCGGCAGCCCAAGAAAAAGACTAGGGGCTCTTGACGGAGCCTCGATAAGCGGTACGGACGGGATTTCTTTGCGGGCCGATCCCGTCCGTACCTCCATTTCATTCTAGCCCGCTGATTCAAGTCCCGCACAAGCTTTGAAAGGCTCGCAAAAACAATGGCACTGCTCAATCGTGATCAGATTCTCGCCGCCGAGGACCGCAAGAGCGTAGAGGTCGACGTCCCCGAGTGGGGCGGTTCGGTCCTGGTTCGCACCCTGTCCGGCCGTGAGCGCGACGAATTCGAGTCCTCGACCGTCCGTACCCGTGGCGGCAAGCGCGAAGAGAACTTCGCTAATTTCCGCGCCCGGCTGGTCGGTCTGTGCATGGTCGACGAACACAACCAGCGTCTGTTCAAGACCCGCAACGAAATCGACATGCTCGGCAACAAGTCCGTCGCAGCGCTCCAGCGTGTATTCAACGCCGCGCAGAAGCTCAACGGCATGAGTGACGAAGACGTCGAGGAGCTGACCGAGTCTTTCGACGAGACTCCCGACGCGGATTCTATTTTCGACTAGCACTCGCGCTCGGGAAGACGGTCGAAGAACTACTTCAAACCACTTCCTCTTACGAACTCGCGGAGTGGCGAGCATACGAACAGGCAACCGGCCCCCTCGGCAGCGCCTATTCCGACGACATGCTCGCCCACATCCACGAAAAACTCCAAGAGCTGCTGTTTCTCACAGGCAGTATGTGGTCCGCCGATGGCGAAAGCCCCGTCAAGCCGGTGTATCAGGTTCCGCGTCCTGCCGACATTTTCAAGCCCACCGAGGCCGAGGACGTCAGTGAGGACGTTGCTGAACTCAGCGCTCAATTCGACGAGTAGAACCGGCCTGCCCATTTTGAAAGGACGCCTTCGTGGCCAACCAAATCATTGATGTGACCCAGGCCGGTCCTGCCGTCTATATTCTCAATTCCGCGTCGCGCACCGCAACCCCTGACACGTTCGAAATCCAGGGTATCGACCGTTACAGCGGCCTCGTCGTGGTCTGCGACGTCACTGCGATCACTTCCACTCCGTCGATCACTGTCGCGGTGCAGGGCGTCGATCGCAAGTCCGGGAAGACCTGGACGATTCTGACTTCGGCGGCTATCACCGCGACCGGCACCACGGTTCTGAAGATCCGGCCGGGTATCGCCGCGTCGGCGAATGTTGCCGCCTCTGACGTCCTGCCGCCTTTCACGCGCATCGCGGTCACCCACAGTAATTCGAACGCGATCACGTATTCGGTGGCGGCGTATCTGACCAACTAAAGATCGGCGAGGGCGAAATCAGATGGCAACGGTAAAGACTTCGCTCGATTTCTCCATCACAGCCAAGTACGCAGGTACCGCCGCGATGGAAGCGGCCCGGAAGGATTTCCAGAAGACACGCGACGAGCTGCGCGCGATGGCCAAAGAAGGCATCAACATCCGCGTCGGCCTCAACGGGCTTGCAGAAGACAGAGCTGAAATCGCCGCGCTGACCAACAAGGTCCACGACGTTCATCTCCGCGTTGTCGCCACCGGTCTCGCTGATGCCGAAGAGGCTATCAACCGGATCGCGCGGCCCCGTACGGTCAAGATCGTCGCTGTCGCTGATGTCGCGCAGGCCGAAGAGGACATCCGCAACGCCACCCGGACTCGTGTCGGGCTCATCGAATACCGGGGTGACGCAACCGAGGCCACCGAAGCTGTCAAGGAAGCAGCCCGTACGCAGACCGCGCATGTCGTAGCCGAGGCCGATGGTGTGGCCGCCGCGAAAGCGAAGCTCGACGAACTGTCCCGGCCCCGTGTCGCGACGGTCACGACCGCAATTGCCATCGACAACGATTCGCAGAAGCAGCTCAATGCGCTGAAGGCCGCGTACGACAAGGCGGTCAATGAAATCCGCGCCGGGCGCGACGAGCAGATCCGGGAAATTCGCCACAAGCTCGCGAACGACAAGCTGGCGGTGCCCGACGCGTTCGGCAAAGCGAAATACACCGCCGCCGGGCAGCGCGCTATCGCTCAGAAGCGCCTCGATCTCAACGGCGAGGCTCAGCAGGTTATCGAGTCGATCAAAGCCGATGCGGCGCGGCAAATTGCGATGGCGAAAGATCTCGCGCGATCCGGCGGCCTCGATATCTCCACCGACAAGAAAACCGCGCAAGCGGATCTGAAAGCGCGCACCGCAGCGGAGCGTCAATACGACAAGCAACGCCAGGATGCGGCGAAACAGGCTCAGCGAGAATTCGATAAAGCGCGCGATCTCAGTAACGCCGCGCAAGAGAGGGCCGCCAAGTCGCAGCTGCGCAATCAAGCCATCGGCATCAAAGACGAGATCGGCGACCTGATGAAGGGGCACGTTCTCAAGCTCGATGTCGACAAGGCGCGGGCAAAAGCTGAAATCGATGCGGCCTTCCCGCGTAAGCGGACGGTGGAAATCCAAGCCATTATTACGCGCGGGAAGCAGGATCTCGATTCCGCCGACCGTGAGCACAAAGCGCAGCTCGGCCAGATTCAAAGGTCCGCTGATCGCGGAATCGGCCGTGCGCTGGACGCTCGAGATCAGACCGTCTCCGCTGGTGGCAACCGCGCCCTGGCCGACCGTGACGCGCGCAACGAAATTACGAGGATTCGCGCCGAAGCAGACACCGCCGCCGCGCAGGCGCAACTCGATCACTTGAAGCGTCAACAGAATGTGGTCGTCAAGGCGCAAGCCGATATCGCGGAGGCGAAGGCAAAACTCGATTCACTGCGTAAGCCGATCGATGTCAAGGCCAATAAGGGTGCGATCGACGCCATCACGTCCGCTGCTGGCAAAGCGAAGACCTCGGTGACGGAGCTGGCTGCCGCGATGGCGTTGGTCAGTGTCGGTGCCGGTGCTCTGGGCGCTGTCGCGCTCACCGGTCTGGCTGGTGGTGTCATCGCTGCCGGTGGTGCCGCTATGGCGATCAACCAAAAGCTGACCGTTTCGCACCGCGAAGCGATGGACGCCGCGAAGATGCAGGCCGAGCAGGCTAAGCGCGACGTCATCGAAGCCAACCGCGAAATCGCAACCACCGCAATCGAATCCGGCCAGAAGCAGGCCGCCGCTCAGCACGACGTGGCGATTGCCCAGCGCGATGTTGCCGACACGGCCATCGAATCGGGTCAGCGGATCGCGGCTGCGCAGCACGAAGTGGCCATGGCCGACCGAGGTGAAGAGGATGCCCGACGCTCCCTGACCGATGCCTACCGCGATGCACGCCACGAACTCGAGGATCTGCAACTCCAGCTCGAAGCCGCGCCGGTCAATGAGCGTGGTGCGGAGCTGCGGTTGCGTCGCGCCCGGCAGAACATGATGGACCTGTACAAGTCGGGTCGCCCGGTCACGGTTCTGGATATCCAGGAGCACCAGCAGGCGATCGATGAAGCGCAGGTCGGTCTCGACGAGGTCCGCGAGCGTAACCGGCAGTTGCAGGACGATGCTGCTGTTGCCGCTCAGCGTGGCGTCGAAGGCAACGAAAAGGTTATCAAGGGTAAAGAGGGCCTGGCCGACGCGACTTATCAGGCGCAAATTTCTCAGCAGAATTTAGCGAATACGCAGCGCCAGACGTCGGAACAGATGGCCGATGCCGCTTATCGGGAACACATCGCTCAGCAGAATCTTGCGAATACTCAGCGCGAAACTGCGGCAGCTCAGCAAAAGGCTGCGGAAAATCTTACCGTTGCTCTGGCTGAGCAAGCTCGCGCGAATTCCGAATTGGCGAAAGCAGCCCATCAGGCCAATACCGCTATGACGCAGTTGTCGGCGATGTTCGCTGATCTGGCTGCGCCATTGAAGGGTCCGTTGCATGAC